AACATGAAAGCTATCACAATTACAACTGATGTAAAGAATGGGAAGTTTACTAAAAATACAGACAGAATTGCAAAAGCGGTTAAATACTTTGAAGGTAAAACAATAGACATAACAATGAAGAAACAATCACAATATAGAAGCAACCAACAAAATGGATATTACTTCGGTGTGATTATTCCTATGACTATTACAGCAGTAGAGGATGAATGGGGTGAGATATGGAACTCAGACGAAGCTCATGAGATGTATAAAACCATGTTTCTATACAATGAAAAGGTAAATGATAAAACAGGAGAAATAGTTAAAACTCCTAAATCTTCAACTGAAAATTCTACCAAAGATCAAGAGGTATATCATGAGAAATGTAGACAGTTTTTAAAGGAGTGGTTTAATGTAGATGTGCCACTTCCAAACGAAGGAATATTATTTGAATAATCAAGTTATATCAAGATGAGTAAACATGGAGGAAAGCGAGAAGGCGCAGGCAGAAAGCCTAAAGCAGAAGAATTAGAGTTAATAGAAAAACTAACTCCACTTCATGATCTAGCTATGGATGCTTTAAAGAAAGGGTTAGAGAAAGGTCAGTATCAATTTGTGCAGCTTTATATGAGTTATTACTATGGCAAGCCAAAAGAAACAAAGGACATCACTATTAACGAGGAACTGCCACTCTTTATTGACTAAATGAGACCTAGCAGAACCACAGCAGTAAACAAGCTTAGAGAATTAAAGCAAAGGACTAAGATCATAAGAGGTGGCTCATCTGCTGGCAAGACTATTGCCATTTTATGTATTCTCATAGACTATGCTATAAGAAACAAAAATAAGGAGATTAGTGTTGTAGCTGAATCCATACCACATCTAAGAAGGGGTGCATTAAAAGACTTCCTCAGTATTATGAGAGGTGTAAACAGGTATAAAGAAAAGCAGTTCAATAGAAGTACTTTGAAATATGAGTTTGTCTCAGGATCCTACATAGAGTTCTTTTCAACTGATCAGCCTGACAAACTAAGGGGAGCTAGAAGAACAGACCTCTATATCAATGAGTGTAATAATGTTCCATTTAGTAGCTATCAAGAATTAGCCATTAGAACTTCAGAGACAGTGTGGCTTGATTATAACCCTACTTCTTTATTTTGGGTAGACAAAGAACTTGTAGACCAACCAGACACAGACTTTATCACATTAACATACAAAGACAATGAAGCACTTCCAGAGTCAATAGTTAAAGAACTTGAAAAGGCAAGAGATAAAGCCAAGACATCTTCATACTGGGCTAATTGGTGTAAAGTGTATTTAGATGGTCAAATAGGAAGTTTAGAAGGTGCATGCATTCCAGACTGGAAAGAGATAGATGCTGTACCTGTAGAAGCTAGACTCCTAGCACATGGAATGGACTTTGGATATTCTGTAGACAGTACGAGTATAGTCTCATTATACAAATACAATGACAGTTACATCTTTGACGAGGTACTCTATAAAACAGGCATGCTTAATAGAGACATTTCAAACTACATCAAAAACAATAATATAGAGGGCTATATCTATGCAGACTCAGCAGAGCCTAAGTCAATAGCTGAGATAAGACAATATGGCCATGATATATTCCCAGTTACTAAAGGCAGAGACTCTGTGGTCTATGGTATTAATCTTATCAATCAGAATGAAGTATTTGTCACTAGAAGAAGCAAGAACCTAAAAAAAGAATTAGAAGGCTACATATGGCTAAAAGACAAACAAGGCAACACTTTGCAGAAGCCTAACCCCATGACAGGAGACCATGCAATAGATGCAGCTAGGTATTGCATAATGATGGCATTAGAAAACCCCAACAGAGGAAACTACTATTTATATTAAAAACGTGTATATCAATTTAACCATTTTAACGGATAACTAATATGAAGATCAAGCTAAACATCCCTGAGAAGCTAAGCGAGATGACTCTAGGTCAATACCAAGATTGGCTTAAAGTATCAGAAGGTAAGGAGTTAGACACCTTCCTTCAGCAAAAGATAATAGAGATTTTCTGCGGGTTAACATTAAAACAAGTGATGTTAATAAAAGCGAGTGAAATAGATAGGCTAGTGGCAGACATCTCAAACATCTTTAAAGAAGAACCCAAGTTCATTGACAGGTTTGATTATGGTGGTAAAGAGTTCGGGTTTATACCTAAACTCGATGAAATTAGTTTTGGTGAATATGTAGACCTTGACACATACCTTCAAGACTGGCAGCTTATGCATAAGGCAATGGCTGTTTTATTTCGCCCTATTACACTAAAGCGAAAGGATAAGTATTTGATTGAAGATTATGAGAGTGCTGAGAAATATGATTTGAAGTGCATGCCTTTAAATGTGGTATTTGGCTCACTTGGTTTTTTTTTTCATTTAAGGAACGAATTGCAGAAACATATCCTGAACTATTTGGAGAATCAAACGGAGATCAAAATCTCTCAAAAGCTGATGGATTCTCTAAAAAATGGGGTTGGTACAGTTCCCTTTATGGACTTGCAAAAGGCAACATTTTAAGGTTTGATGAAATAACAAAACAGAAATTACACAGGTGCTTACAGCAGTTAGCATTTGAAAAGGACAAAGCAGAATTACAAGAGCATATGCTCAAAGCAAAAACAAAGAGATGAAAAGATCAGATATACTAAAAGAACTGATGGAAAGAGAGATACTTGACAAAGATGAGTATATCATTTTAGCAGATGGCTTTGAGCCTGCATTTATGGGCATATCAGCACAAAAGCCTAAGAGAGTTATATATGATTATTGGAAGTGCTTAGATGTAATCATAAGAAGGGACAATGCAGAATTTGACGAAGCTCTTGACTGGCTTGATGAGTTCATAGAAGAAGAACTAGGCGAGCATGCACCAATATATATAAAACAAATATGAAAAGCTTTTATAACATTATAGACACCATTAAGAAGGTAGTAAACGAAGAACCATTTAACAGCAATGTGAGCTTTGGTGATATTGCAGACATAGACCTTAAGAAACAAAGCATATTCCCTCTAGCTCACATATTGGTTAATAGTGCTACAATTAATGAGAATAACATCAGCTTCAATGTTACTCTGTTTTTAATGGACTTAGTAGATGTAAGCAAAAAAGCAGATACAAGTTTATTCTTAGGAAATGACAATACACAGGATGTATTAAACACACAGATAGCACTAGCAACAAGGGTTATAAGGGTGTTACAAAAAGCTAGTATTTATAAGAATGAATTTGAGTTGGCTTCTACTGCAAGCTGTGAGCCTTTTAATGAAAGGTTTGAGAATAATCTTGCAGGCTGGGCTGTCACATTTGACATAATAGGTAAAACTGAAATGACTTACTGCTAATGAGTGAATTTGAAAAAGCATTAAAAAAGTATGCAGATTTTGTTATTAAGAAGTCTCAGCAAAACCTTTCTAAAGGAGGGAAGTTTGGCAGTTACAACAAATCTGGAGCATTGTCAAAAAGCTTAGACTACAAAATAAACAAAGGTAAAGTTACTTTCAGGGGTTTAAAATATGGAGAGTATTTAGATCAAGGGGTAAAAGGAGCTAAGTCTACTTATCCTGAAAGTTCAACTAGCCCATTTCGATACAGAAATTTAAGACCTCCAGCATCTGTATTTGATAAGTGGACTATTAAATCAAGCATTGCACCAAGAGATAAAAAAGGAAGATTCTTAAAAAGAAAGTCTCTTAATTATATAATAGCAAATAGCATATTTAAAAAAGGTATTAGAGCCACAATGTTTTTTACAAAGCCATTTGAAGAAGCTTTACCATTATTTGAGGACGAAATTATGGAGGGGTTCATTAACGATAATTTATAAACATGAGTACAATAATAAGAACAAGATCGCCATTTTTTATAAGGACACCACAAGAGTCAGATAGTAATTTAAATTACTTCCAGGCTGTTGTCACTATTCATGGAGGTACTAGCGGATCTTCTACCATATGTGATGACCTCTATGCTACTTTTACTTTTAGAAAGAAACCACTGCCTAATGAGACTAGCGTAACATTTGAAATAAGTGAAATTGTAAATGATCATATAATTCAAACCTATGATGGTACATTAAGCAATTCAGTGCTTACTCAATCTATTTGGGTTGACGTAGTTACAAGTGCAAGACAGTCCAACGGAACTTTAATAGGCTCTACAAATACTACAACTTACTTAGCACAGGAAGGCTTTAACAAGTTCAAAGAAGGTGTTAACTATACAACAGAACCAAAGCATATGTTAAGCGCAAATTATTTTGAATATAATTTAGGCAGCTTCATACACATACCAGTAAACAAGGAATTAGTTACAAGTGTAGAATTTAAAGACAGTGAAGATACATTAAGACAAACATCAAATTTTACAGACAATGGAAACCAAAACCAGAAAATTGGATATGCTAGTTTCAACACTGCTTCTCTAGCTTATACGATAACAAAAGCAGTTATTAATGCAGGAGGTAGAACAGATGTAATATTGAATCCCATTGAAGAATGTAAATACCCAATTCAAAAGATTACTTTCTTAAATAGATGGGGAGCTTTACAAGATTTATTTTTCCACAAAAAATCTACAAATAGCCTAGAGGCATCAAGAGAAAACTTTAACAGAAGCATATTTAAAGCTAGAAGTGTATCACTTGAACCACCTGAAGAAGAAGGCCAAGATTGTCAAGAAACAGTCACATTTAATAGTTACAGCACCACAGCGCATGCTAAAAAAGTACACAATGCAAATGGCACAGAATCAGTAGTGCTAAATAGTGGTTTTGTAGATGAGCGCATGAATGTATATTTTGAAGAATTGATGGTGAGTGAATATATGTGGCTCACAGATGATCAGAATGTCATTTACCCCGTATGTATTACAGACTCTAGCTTTACTAAAAAAACTTCTCTAAATGATAGGCTTATTAACTACACTATGAACTTTGAAAAGGCTTTTGATTTTGTCAATAACATCAGATAATGCAAAAGGTTATTCTACACATACAGCCACAGCTTAGAAGCTCGACAGTTGTACAAGATTTTTTACAAGTTGACTTAATGGAGGAAGATCTGATTTCTTTGACTCAAGTAATTCAAGATGTAAAAAGCATAGATAAAGTATTTACAGACTTTAGTAAGACCTTTAATCTTCCAGCTAGTAAAACAAATAACAAGCTGTTTCAATATTGGTATAACCCAGATATAGAAGGTTTTGACAACCAGGTCATGTCTAATGCAAGAATAGAGCTAAATCATTTTGCATTTAAAGAAGGCAAGATTAGGCTTGAAAGTGTAGTCATGAGAAATGGCCAGCCTTCACTTTACAAGATTACATTTTTTGGAAATACAGTAAAGCTAAATGATTTAATAAATGATGACGAACTTTTAACACTTGAATGGCTTAATAACTTTAA